GGAAAAGTTTATACGAGTCCCGATCAGGAGAGCGAGGTATGTTCTCTAGAGTCGCAAGTCAAAAGCAAGCTGCAAAGAACGAGCGACGAGATGCTACCTATGATTTTGGAACTAATCCATGTAGCGAGATCATCCTACGACCTTACCAATTCTGCAATCTATCAGAAGTTGTTGTCAGGGCATCCGATACGTTGTCAGACCTCAAACGAAAAGTACGTGTTGCGACTATCCTTGGAACTCTACAGGCTACCCTGACAGACTTCCGTTACCTTCGTAAGGTGTGGAAGAACAACACAGAGGAAGAAGCATTACTAGGAGTATCGCTTACAGGAATTATGGATCACCCGACGCTATCGGGAAGGAAGGACAAAGGTGTACTCAAGACATGGCTTACTGAGTTACGTGAAGAGGCTATCAGAACGAATAAATCATGGGCTGACCGACTGTCTATTAATACTAGTTGCGCTATCACCGCCGTTAAGCCTAGCGGTACTGTTAGTCAACTGGTGGATTCTGCTAGCGGTATCCATCCACGATACGCACAACAATACATCAGACGAGTACGAGCAGACGCAAGAGACCCACTGTGTGCAGTCCTTGAGGCCGCTGGAATCCCCGTAGAGGACGATGTAATGTCACCCAGTACCAAGGTATTCAGCTTCCCTATAAAATCGCCTGACGGGGCTGTGGTGGCCTCTGAGATGGGTGCTATGGAGCAGTTAGAACTGTGGGAGATATATCAGGACTTCTGGTGTGAACACAAACCATCTATGACTTGTTACTACAGGGACGACGAGTTCTTGGAAGTAGGTCAGTGGTTGTACAACAAGTTCGATAAGATAAGTGGGGTATCATTCCTTCCTTATTCCGAACACACATACCAACAAGCGCCGTATGAACCCATCGACGTAGAGACCTATGAGAAGCTGAAAGAGGAATTCCCAGAGACGATTGATTGGAACATCTCTGAGAACTCTGACATGACGGAAGGGTCTCAACAGTTAGCCTGTACTGGGAATAACTGTGAGTTGTAACTTGATAGGGGCTTCGGCCCCTTTTTTATTCTACCTCTTCAAAGCCTACTATTTCACCTAATCCTTTTCTACGGACTTGTTGATTCCTTACTCTAGCTGTCCAGTTTTTAACCCAAGCTTGATACGCCATTGGGCCTAGCTCTTTCTGCATACCCTTTAAAAATTCAGCTTCCCTAAACTTTAGAGGAACAGTAGCTGCTTCTTGTAACATTAACCTTTGAACAGGAAGATCAGCCATTACAAAGCTATCCCTGTTCACGGTTATGTTCAAAGCATTATTCTGTATTTCATTATGGATATTTTTATATACAGAATACTCAGTAGAGTTTAGTTTAACGCCTCTTAACAAGGGTTTTACTGAAGGTATCTTTGCATCTGTTCTGTAAATATATTTAGCCACGTCCGTATTATTAACAGGAACAAAATTTAAACCTAATAAAAGTTCCGTTACATTAGGAGAATCATATACACTCATCCTAGCTTTATCCACTGGAAGTTGCTCTCGTAATAAAGGAACACGTTGTTGTATTTTTTCAGGAATATCTAAAGCTATTCTTTCTTCGTCATCTAACATCCTAGCTAAGTCTGACAAAAAAGTAGGAACAGCACCTTTACCAATAACGGATACTGAATTTTCTATTCCTTTAGAAAACCCATATTGATAATAGTCGAGCCATTTAATAGTTCCATCCAGTAAAGGAGTGTTCATTAAAGAACTAAACATACTAAAAGCTAACTCGTCTATTAGGTTTTCTAACGCCTCGCTTTCTGGGTCTGATTTGTCTGTTTTTACATATCTATCTATAGCTTCTAATGAATCAACATAGTAACTTAACAAAGTACCTATAGGCTCTATTCTGCTGTAAGGTACATAAGTATCACCAACTAAAATAGATTGTTCAGGTATACCCGCCGCTTCCCACTGCCTACGCTCGTTAGCATCAACAGCTTTTCCTGTTAGAATAGGTCTGTTCTTGTCATCAGACATATAGAACATAGTACCGATACTTCCTAAAACAGAAGTACCTATCGCAATCCTAGTCTTCCAATCTTCGTAGTCTTCTCCCTCTAGCTTGGTATACGTTTTTTCTGTAGGTCGTCCTTGAGAATCTAATACTCTTTTTTTCTTAACTACTTTAGGACGCATAAATCCAAAGTTAGCAACGATAGGTATGTAACTTAAAGCTTCCATTTTAATATTATAAGGAGTAATAGCAAAAGGAAAAACAATAGTAGACGCTAAAGCTCCTATGTTTTGAGGAATAGTATAGTCGCTTCCTACTTTTTGCTTAGCTCTACTCAAGGCATTTAAAAGCTTAGGCATAGGACCAGTAGTCTGTCCTGCTGGAAGTCTTCGCTGAAAAGTATTGTTTAAAGCAAATTCTCTTATTGACTCATAAGGTATATCTTCTGCTGGAAAAACATCTTGAAAAATTTCATTTGATTTTTCTTCTAGTGCTTTTACAGCCGCACGGACGCCTCTAAAACTAGCATTAGTTTCTTGCATTTTGGCTAAAGCATATTCACCTTGGTAAGTACTTTCATGAACATCCATAGCTTCTTTAAAGTAAGCGCGGTGAAGCTCGTTAATTTTATCAGCGCTACCTTTACCATCTTTAATTGCTTTGTCTCTTGCTAATCTAGAAAGTTTGTATGTTCTAAAAAAAGACTTAGTGGATTCATCAATAGCTACAGCAGAGCGCTGAGGTATAGTCATCCACTTTAGACCTTTAGGAATAGAAAGAATATTTTGAGCATACTCATAATCTGTAAAGAACTTAACAACTTCTTCATCGCTTAGTTCAATAGAGTCTACAAAAGCATCTATTTGCTCTTTAGACAAAGTACCGTTAGGATCAGATTCTGACCATGCTTTTACATATTCTTCTTTAGCACGTCTCTTAAGTTCTTTTGGGGTTATACCTTGTCTTGCTGCAAGATACTGAACATCTGCCCCTATATCAGCGGGTTTACCTGTTTTCATACCAGCAGAAAAATAACGCGCCATGTTTGTTAACACCTTGCCGTTATCTCCTGCAAGAACAGCATAGGTCATAACAGTGTCGCTTATAGACTTTAGTTTTCTAGCTTCATTTGTGCCATATACTTTACGGGCTGTTCCTGTAGCAATGTCATTTAAAGTAAAAAAAGTAAGCATGTTAGCGCCACTTAGTACGTTAGCAAATAACATCTTTCCAGATGCAAGTAACGAGTTAGTCCACCAAGTAGCAAGCCCTTGAAAAGTATTGAAGTTTTTAGATCCCCCATCATTTAATAAGGATCTAATAATTTGAGGACGAATAGTTTCATACTCTTCTGACATTAAAGAATCAGAAGCAGCAATCAGTCTATTAACAGAATTAGCACATTCTTTAGAAATAACTTTGTTCTTAGCCACGTTAACACTCCACACCAAAAAGATTAGTAATAAGTTTACCAGCTTTAATTTTTCTGGTGTTACTTTCTACCATCTTTTTAGCTTTCTTGGCTTGAAGTAATATATGAGAAGCAGCAGTTTGCGATGTTCTTTTTAGTTCTGCTACATAAGTAGTCAAGTAAAGATCCTGCATTAGATTAACCATCTCTTCACTATCAGTTAATCCTTCTTTTTGTAAGTTACGAATTTGACGTAGTGTTGAAACCTGTCTATTCTCTACAGCAGCAAACAAAGTATTGAGTGCTTCTAACTCAATAGCAGTTAGCATTCTGTTCTGGCTTACGTCTGTAACATAGTCAAGGAGGGTGTCATAGTTCTTACCAATAACACCTTTCTTAAATATTTCAGCAGCAGTAGATAAACTATCCCAGCTTGCGTCAAGAGGCATTTTATCTAACAACTCTTTAACATCATCTTCAGATCCCATAAACTTAAGAAGCTGAGCTTTCTTTTGACCTTCAAACGCTCTACGTAATGCGCTTACACGTCCCTTTTCTTCTTGACTTAGAAGCTGATCTCTGCCAGCGTCTCTACCTACAGGACGTTGTTTTTTTGCTTCTCCCGGGCGCATTGAAACAGCTTCTTCTACACCAAAAACGTTAACATTTTCAGCGGCTTCTTCGGCATATTGAATACGCGGAGGAACACCAGCAGCAGACAGACTTTCTGGAGTATCTAAACCTAAACGTAATCCATCCATGTCAACATCATCAGATAACAACATATAGTTCATACTGTTTACTGCGTCATCAACAGGATTACCTGTAGGATCAGGTTTAGGTAGTGATACCTTTATCTCTGCCCCTGTAGTATTATTAAGTTGAATTCTATTTTTAAGACCTAAAATACTAGTAGGATTATCATACGAAACATTATTTACTTTTAATTCATAACCGCCAGTACTGCTTTTTTTAACTTCTTCTAGTATATTTTTTTCTTGTATTAGCTCTTGCTCTCTACGTTCTGCTCTAGCAGCCCTAGCACCAGCACCTGCCTCACTAGGCTGTAAAGCTTCTCGTCGAGTGGACAAGCGCATTAATTGATTTTCAATTGAAACAATCTGATCGGTAATACTATTAGCGTCTTGGTTCATTTTATCAAGTCTTTTTTGACGCTGTGTTTTTAAGGTAGCTATTTGCTTGTTAATTGGTCTACTTCTTTTACGTCCTTTACTTTTTACTTGCTCTTCTAGCGATGCAATGTTATCGTCTAATCTACGTACAGATGCTACTGCTTCTTTAGATTTTTCGTCAATGATTGGTTTTGGTTTTGGAGTAGGAGGAGTATCTACATCAATAGAAAAACTAGTAGTAGGTGTTACCTCAGTAGGCTGAGGTAATTGTTGAGGACGGGCTGTAAAGTCTTGAGCTACTAAAGATTTAGGAGTAAGAGAAACAGGCTGAGGAGCTAACGTAGGCTTTTGCACAGGCGCTCTTTGAGGTAACGCAGAAACTGCCTCAATAGCCGCTGTAGGTACTGCCGCTAAAGGAGCGCCAATAAGCATACCTGTCCTTATGTTTTCTAGTCTAGAGTCACCTAGTTCAGAATAAGTAGGTATTAAAGAAGCCAAAGCACCACCTTCAACAGCACCTCCTGCTCCTGCGCCTAAGACAGAGCCTACTCTAGGCATAGCAGAAAAAGCCTTTGCTCCTGTTGCAGCAGCCTTTGCGGTTAAAGGACCAACAGCCACTGCTCCTATAGGATCGCCTACAATAGATCCTTCAACAATACCTGTAATGTAATCAGCAGTTTGTCCTGACATGTCAAAACGCTTTGCTTGAACACGCCGATCTATTTCTTCAGCTAAACTAAGCTCATCTATTAAACCAAGTTTACGTGCTAAAAATCCAGTAACACCTGTCCTAGCGCCTTCTTCTATACCTGCACTACGCGCCTTAGTAACAGGATCTAATTCAATACCTCGACGTACAGCAAAAGAATCTCTAACTTTTTGCTCTGCTTCTGTTACTTCATCTTCTTGTATCGGACCCTGTCTTTCAGCTTCTTGAGTTACCATATAATCAATAACAGGTTCGCGCACTTCTTCAGGAATATCTTCCAAAGGAATATTCCTAAACATAACTACAAGATCTTCTACAGGTATTTCTTCAGGAGTATTGTTTTTATACTTATCCCAAAGAGTACGTTCTTGTTCTTGCTGTCGCCTATAATTTTCTACAGAATCATCTATGATTTCTTTTGCGCTATAAACAAGCTGAACCATATTTATTGTCTCGTAACATAAACATATTGACCGGGAAACATACTACCTAAAGTGTTACCAGCAGGGGCACTAACATTAACATTATCATTATTTCCGTTAGGATCATAAACATGGTTGTATGTAAATCGAGTCGGATCTTTTGAAACAGCGTAGTCTGTATATTGTTCGATTGTCTTAAGAGTATCTTTAGGAATATTTCCGTCTTCGTCTAAATAAATATTAAAGTCAGACAACCTAGTTGTTGCTCCACCATACAATGAAGGCGCAACACCAGAATCAGATTTCCATCTAACACTTAAAACACGCTTTCTACTTTCTCTAGCCGCGTCTCTTTCTGCTTGTCTAGTAACTTTTACTCTAGCAACAACCTCAACACCGCGAGCACCATAAGCATTAATAGCTAGCGTTCTAGCTTCTTCTTCATTAGACGCATCAATAATAGGATTATCTGTTAAAAAAGTATTCCAGTCTTTAGCCGCACCAGCCTTTCTATTTTTTTCTGCTTCAGAATTTACCAAGGCATTAACACTTGCTTTTGACATTCCTCTTGCTTGCTCTCTTAAGTTTTCAGGAACCATTGTGTCAATGTACTCATTTAATGCTTCTTGTTCTGCCGAAGAAGTTCTTTGATTACGTAAGCTAGTTAATACGTTTTGTTGAGAAGCTGTATTTAAACCACCCGCTTCTGCTTGAGTTAGTATTTGATTTTCAATTATTTTGTACTTAGGATCACTAGGGTCTATACCACTTAACTGACCAACAAGACCATTAATTTCTTGTTGTGCCTTATAAGCATTATCTGCTCTAGTTTGTTGTATTAATGCGCGTTCTCGTTCCTGTACTGCTTGTACTTCTTTAGTTGTTTTTGCATTTGCTTTATCATAAGCAAGTTGTTGTTGAGGGGTCATATTCCTATAAGCCTCTAACTGTTTACGTTGCATTGGAGCAGCGCCTATCTGTTGAGCAGCCGTAAACAAACCTTTACCAAAAGAAGGATTAGCCATTTGTTGTAAAAACTGTTTTCCAAATGTAGCCATTAGAAACCTCCCGGCGCAACGCCTGTATTTTCTTCTTCTTGACCATAGCCTAAATCTCTTGCTAGTCCGGTAAAGATGTCAATAAATCCACCGCCACTGCCTGATCTAGTGCCAAACAATCCTGACAACAATCCAGTACCTGCTTCACCCATCAAGTTAGCTTGTCCTAGTCCTGACGCTAACAATGCATCAATACCAGAAGCAGTAGCTTCACCAAATAGACCAGTACCATACAACTGAGCTTGTTGTGCTTGAGCCGCCGCAGTTTGACCGGGAGACAACGCCGCAAGCATTTGTTGCTGTGGTAGATAACTACCCATAAGATACTGCTGACCCAATGCAGCTTGTTGTGCTTGTTCTGCTTGTGCTTGTTGCATAGCACCTAGCATAGCTCTGTTACGTGCTTCTTCCTGAGCTTGAGCTAATGCAAACTGTTCAGGAGCACCACCAAACTGTGCAGTACGTACACCTAAACGACCCTGACCTGCTAATCTTTCTTCTAAAGCTAGGCGCTGACGCTCCTCTTCAGGAGACATAGTAGCCCTCATACGAGCATAAATGTCAGCCTCACGCTGTCCTGTAGGCATTGCCGCTTGTTGATAAAACTGACCTGCACCACCGAACAACTGATTACGGAAAGCCTGTTCTTCAGGAGAAACAGCCATTGTATATTGACCATCAGGACCAGCACTGAATTGACCACCAGTAGCAGTAGTAACGGTATAGGGTTGGAACTGTGCCTGTCCTAGTTGAGTTTCAGCTAGTTGTTGACCCAAAGACAAACCAGTGCCGCCTATACCACCAAGCCTGTCATAAGCTTGCATCAGCAACCCAATGCCAGCAAGACCTTGAGCACCGCCACCTCCAAGGTAATCAGCTAGTCCTTGTAAAAAGTTACTGCCGAATAAAGGCTCAGACTCTGGCGACGGTTTAGACGTGTCTTCTGACATAGATTGAATTATGCCGCCTTGTTCTTTTATTTGCCTTTCATAATCTGAAGACGTAGTTCCTAGTAATCCATTGCTCATAGCGTTTTACCTATTAAAGCTAATATGTTTATTTCTTGTAGCGATAGTGCGTTACCATCAATGTCAGCCTCTAGGCCAACAACAACAGTAGACCCACTGCCTGTTGCGTTAAGTGCTTTACGTACCACCTGCTGCGTAGTACCTGAATACTCATCAATGTTAAACTTAGCTACGTTAAACTCAGCACCAGCACCAGCAGAAGGCACGTTAAAAGCTACACTTCTATATGTCTCGTCAAAGTCGTAAGCAAACTTAATTGACGCTACTTCACCACTAGCACCGATAATAGTAGGCTTAATCTTTTTGATAAACTTAAGCTTTGATGCGTCACCAAACGTAAGACTAGGACTGTAGTACTTAAATCTAAACGACTCACCATTGTCTTGGTAGCCTTTGTACTCGCTAATACCTTGATCACTGCCTGTATATAACTTACCGTTTTGTAGCCGCTCATAAGAACTAAATACAGAAGAAGGCCAACGTGTTACTCGTAATGATCCGTCTTCTAACGCACCACGAAGATCAAAGCAGTACGTAGTAGATTGACCTACAAATGTCAACAAGTAAAAGTTTTCTTCTGGGCTGTAAACTGTACGATAAAAACTGTTCTCGTCCTGTATTAAACTAATTAAGTCTTTAGTAATAGTTTTAGACAACGTGCTGATAGGCATGGACTTTTCTTGTATTGTACGCCCAAAGCTACGCAGTCCAGTATGTGACAAGAACAACACATCAGTACCCGTATGTTGGATAGTGTCTCTATCTACACACCCAACACCCGCTACAGTATCAGCCAGTGCCATGCTTGCTGGTGTCTCTGCGCCTTGGTAGACAACAATGCTGTGTTGTCCAAATATAATAAGAAGGCCATTGTGTGCTGCTAAAGCAACAATCTCGTCATACCCATCAGGCCATACTTTAGAGATGTCGATGCTACCGCTAGTACCGCCTGACCAGTCATGTCCAATCAACAGATCAGACCAGTAGATAGTAGACTTGTCAGCAGTAAAGTCAGCAGTCCATAGTCGCCCATAAGCTGACAATACTTCATTACCGTACATAGCAGAAGCAACACCAGCAGCGCCTGTAACGGTACTGAGCTTGACAACAGAACCACCAGCGTTGTCGTACACTAACGGCTCATAACCTCGCTGAAAAAAGTAGATCTTGTCGTTAAAGTTTACCATCTTCCAGTTATCAGCAGTGATGGTATAACTACCGGGTGTTTCATCTGCTAGCGTTGTAGTACCGCTAAGAATCTTGTTGTTACCTACAGAAAAGATTTTAGTGTTACCGACGCTGTCTTTAAATTCTGCAATAGCACGTACAGGCTCATAAACATCTGGATTAGGTGTAGTGTTAAGAAGCTCTGACCTATCAGTAGTGAGGACACTGTAACCCTTACGAGAAGCAATACGTCCACGCTTATCAATGATGGCGTTGTCTGCTATTTCTGCAAACGAAGGGTCTTGAGCAATAGGAGAGTCTTCTGTGTTGACTCCCTTAAACGCTGGTGCTACAAGATTAATGGTACTGAGTTGTTGTGCCATATTAGATAGTCCTAAAGATCATCTCTTCTGGGTGCTTTGCTGCATCAATAGCAATAGCGTCGGACAAGTACTTATCAGCAATAGCAAAGTACTCAGCAGTAGAAGTACCACCTGTCTCACCACGCTCACGAGCAAGTAGTGCTACAGCCAAGTGAATTACAGGCTTCTCTGGTACAAGTAGGTTGTCATCGTTAGCAGTCAACTCAGCCTGTCGCTTGATAACGTCAAACCTAAGTGTCTGAGCTTCAGTAGGACGAGGACTAACAAGTACCTGAGTATCACCACTAGCATCTAGACCGTCAAAGGTATAGTACCTAGGCGCACCTTCGATAACAGGGTTGATGTACAGTTGCTCGTTAAACCAGTCTTTTGTTTGGTAGGCTAAGTAGCAGTTTTCAGTATCATTTAAAGCTGACATTACTTTTACGTTGTCACCACAGTCAGTTAGTGAGTACTGACTATCACTAGCAGCAGTAGTAACACTTATAGTTGTACGCAACGCAGACCAATCAGTTGACTCTTCTACCATTACTTTAGCGTCGTTGATAAAGTCACCAACCATCTTTGCGTAGGTAGACTCAGTAACAGAAGAAACTTCTTCTTCACGCAAACGACGCAGTACGTTGTTCATTATATTAAGGTATGTCATTTTAAAAACTCTTCAAATAGACTACTTACAATAGGGGCGTTTGGTACAATAGCTTTAGGAATTGCAACAGGTTGATATTGAAGACGACGCATAAAAGGAGTAAAATCACCAGTACTAGTAAGTCTACCAGCACTAGCACCACCGCCGGAACTAGCACCACCGCCACCTGCGCCCCCAAGAACAGGAGCATCAGGATCGGCCTCTCCTCTCACTACAATTGAACCTCTATCTGTTTCTCCTTCACCGCCTAAAGGAATGCCAGTACTTTCTTCATCGGCAGACTCATCAGGAGAGCCGTAACGTCCTATTACTTCGTTAACGACACCAGCTATACCACCAATAGTAATTAACCCTTCAGAGTCAGCAGCTTCATTTAATATACCTTCTAATGTTCCTAAAGGATCATCAACAGCTTCTTCTACTCTATTCCATAAATCACCTAAGACTTGAGAAGGATTATCTAAAATGTCTTGTATAGTTCCTATAATAGTATTTGACTGAGGCAATCCGGGAATAACGCCGGGCAAAAACACACGCCAGTTACCGGGAGTAAAGATATCTTCTATATCAATCTCAACTCCAGCGCCGGGACCGGGGAAAGGCATAGCACCTCCGCCTCTGGGACCGCCTCTAGTTGCTGTAGTACTACTTGTTTGATTGTTCCACCAACCTCTTATTCTATCCCAAATGCTTTCTTCTTCTTCTTCTTCACTCTCTTGGTCACTGCCGGTAGCAGTGTCGCCGCCGGTAGTGTCTCCGGGTACAGTGCTTTCGTTAGGATCAACTATAATTTCACCGGACTCTATACCCTGAATAGCAGCTATAAGCTGTTGCATCGCCTCAGGACTCAGGGTCCCTAGTTGCGCGTCCCAAGGTGCATCAGGGTTCATTCGAATGCTGTTAGCTGTCAAGATTTCTTGTACAGTCGGGTCAGCCCATATACCCTGAAGCTCTGACTGACCGATACCTCCAAGCATACTGTTTAGTCTGGCGAGTAAGCCGTCCTGTTGTTGAATGTCTTCAAACTCAGGTATTCCAAAAGGATCGTCATTTAAAAACAAGTTAGGGTCGCTTGGCGCTCTGGTCCTACCTAAATCAAAATTAGTAGGTATAGTAGAAAGCATGGCACTGCCTCCGCCTACACCTTGCTGGTCCATCGCCCTTTTTACAGATTCGATCGCTTGTTCGACTAGCCTACTGCGATCAGTGTTGTCAAAACTTGGCATATTATTTCTTCCAGTTAGCTAGACCACGGAGGCCAAACGATGCCGCTACTGCCGCACCAAGGAAACCTTTGTACCACTCAGGCATAGATTCTAAGGCAGCAAACCCATTCATAACAATAGGAACCATACTAGGGAAGAACGCTAGTACACACGGTATTGAAAACAACAGTGTGAACCATTCGTCTTTCCAAGAGTTGGCTGCGTTGTTAGCATGGATGTTTTCCCAGTTACCGTCCTGCTGTATAGCTACCATCTTAGCTTCATGGACAGCTTTCTTCTCTTCAGCTTTACGTTGGAAGTAACCACCAACAAGGTCTGCTACTGGGCCAATAAGGTTTTGAATCATCGGAAATACTCTGCAACAACAATGCTACCAATAATGAAAGGATAAATAGACAGAACCATTCGCTCTAACTTGTCAAACCTTTTAACACCTGAGTCAAGCTGACGTTGAATCATCTCATAACGAACAAGGCATTCCTTTTCGTGTCCTTCGAGCCTTGCTAATAATTCTTCTGTTCTGCTCATCCTTTAATTTCCCTTACCACTGCCGAAACCAAACCAA